GTCGGTCCCGTGCCAGTACCGGTGCCAGTACCCGCCTGTGGCCCACTCTGGTTGCCAGCAGTATTGCCCTGCTTGAACAGGTTGCCGGCGGCGGCCCGGCCGGCGATCGCCGCCACGCCGGCAATACTGGCGAAGATAGCTGCCGCTTCGAAATCAGCCGCCGCGCGTTCCGGAGCGAAGAAAATGTCCACAATGCCCTGGGCGGTATACCAAAGCGCGTTGACCGTCGCTTGTTCCGCGAGTGAAGCCAGCGCCTCGGCCAGTACCTTGCGAATTGCCGCCGTGCCAGTCTCGCCATAAAGCACCCAGTTCTTAACAACCGCGGCCAGTCCGTTGATGGTGTCATTCAGAAACCCCATCATCAGATCGGTGACCGTGGGCAACTGTTCGGTGACGGATTCCAGGGCGTCCGAAATCGTTTGGCCCATGGCCTGAAACTTCGCCGCGAAGGTATCCACCGACTTGCCGGTGGCAGCCAGGTCCTCGTTGATCTTTTTGAGATTGGCGTCGAACTGCGGCCCGAAAAGCCGCGAGGTACTAACGGGCGAGAGCCGATTCAACGCCTTGGTAGTGTCATCGGCCAGTTGTTTAGTGGCGCGGTTATGTTCCCGCTCGAGCTCGAGCAGCAGGTCCTCGATGGCCTTAATGACAGCCGCATTTTTCTTGCGCGCATTTTCATCGACCGTAAGCAACTCGAGAGTGCGGTTGAGATCGTCTTTTTCCAGTTTGTAAGCCAGGTCAAGCGCGTTCTGTTTGGCGGTATTTTCCCGCTCGATAACCTCTCTGCGAGTGTTGCCCCGTGCGGCTATTTCTTTGGTGATCGCATCTTCGCCATGCGCGATGATTGCCTGCATCCGCGCGTAGTAACCTTCGGCTGAGGCCTCGAGCTGTTGCCGGCGCCTGATGTCCTCTTCGGGCGCCGTACCTTCGACTGCCGGCGCTGTGCCGGGCACAGCTGGCGTACCCAGGATCCGCGCGCCTTCAGCTCGCAGGGCGTCAAGCTGGGCCTTGAGCACGTTGACCTGATTCCTGATGGCCTGGGCCGCCTTTTCATTGCCGGCAGCGAACAGGGCATTCGCCTCTTCTCCAAGAGTCCTGATTTCAAACTCCAGCAAGCCCCTCTGCGCCGCCTGAATTTTTCTGGCCGCCTCTTCGAAGGTCTGCACTCCCTGCTGGGCCAGATATTGTTCGTTTTTGATTTGAGCTTCGACATTGACGCGTCGCTCGTTTACTTCGGCGCGGTCCTGAGTAGCCTTATCGGCTATATCGCGCTCTTTGGCGGCGCGCGATTGTTCTCTGACTTTCTCTTCGTTGGCCAGTCGTTCTTCACCGATTTTCTTTAGTTCATCGTTCGCCCGTTGCTGCAACGCGACGTTTTGGCCGGCCAACTTGAGCTCGTTTTCCCAGTAGGTTTGTTTCCGATCGAGAGCGCGCGCGTCGATGGCGGCAATCTGCTGTTGGGCCTCCTGGTTGTAGCCAGTCGTGGTGCGGTTCTTTTCCTGAATCCTGGCGATGTCTTTTTGATCGGAGACGGTCGCGTTATTCAGCAGCCGCTCGCGATGAGCGCGTTCCCGCTCTTCTTCCTCCTTGACGAAGTCGGCATCGAGCTGAGCCTTGGCTTTGCGATAGGCATCATCCGCGTCACTAGCCCGCTTGTTGGCCTTTTCCCGGGCCGTGTTAATGCGATCGTTGTAGTCCTCGACACTCTCGGATTCTTTGCGCTTCTCCTGAACCACCAGTTCGGCTTCCTTGTTGGCCGCCGCCACCTGGTCGTCGTGCATCTTGTCAAGCGCCGCTTTGCGCCGGTCAACATAGTCCTTGTAAGAAATGGTGCGCTGGTCGAGCTGGAGTTTCAGGTCGGCAGTGGTGTCCTGCTCCTTTCGTTTAGCCTCGTCATACCATTCGCGCGAAGCCTCAATCTGACTCTTCAAACCTGGCTCGCCCAGTCCGGTGACGAGTGGCGCCGGCTTCTCCGCTGGCGTCTTGACAGCCGGAATAGCAGCTTCGCCCTTGGCCGAGTAGGGCTCCGTCACTTCGTAGTATTTCTGTGCTGCGGCGGCAGCCGCCAGCCAGTCGCCAGACAAAGCTTTTATAACCACGTCGGCGGCGGCCAGCACTTCGGTGGTTTCTTCAATGAGGAGCCGGAACGCCGGCAGGGTAACTTCGATGAAGGGCGCCAGCGTGGCAATCAATTGACCGGTCTGATGCATCAGGTCGATGAACGCCGGCCCCATCTCCTTGGCGATTGCCAGCGAGATGCCAGTCATCTGCGCGTGCAGATCGGCCACGGCCACATTGAACAGGTGCAGCGCCCGGGCATCATCTTCGCTGAGCATCACGCCCAGCTCTTTGGCCTTGCCGGTGGTTTCGTCGATGTTGCCGGCCAGTTGTCGGAACAGCGGGATTAGCTCATCGCCGCTGCGGCCCATCAGGTGAATCAGCGTGGCGTTTTCAGCTGCCTTGCCACCCAGCCCGGCGACCGCTTCGGTTAACTGCTTGATTGCCTCAACCGGGTTCTGCGCCGACTTCTGCACGTCAATGCCGAGATCTGCAAACTCCCGGGCCAGCATCTTGTTACCACTGGCCGCGTCCTCGACGTTTTTCAAATAGCGATCGAGGCCGCGCACCAGCAGATCGAAAGAGGCGCTGTTTTCTGCCGTAGCCAGCTTGAGGCCGGAGAGCGTTTCGGTTGACAGCTTGGTGCGAAGTGAGGCGCGGTAGATTTCGTCGCCGTATTTGGCAGCCGCGGCGGTAGCGTCGAATAGTTCCTTCTCGATCTCGACGATCGCAATGACCAGAGCGCCAATCGCGACCACGGCCACGCCAGCCACGCCAGCCAGCGCGCCCAGCGACGCAGTGAAACCAGCCGCGCCTTCAGCGGCAGCGCCCGCAGCTGCGTCGGTAGCCAGCAGCTTCTCGCCCAGGGCCTCGAGCTGCGGGATGATTTTCAGACCCTGATCGCCAAACAGTTGCAGAGCCAGGCGAGCCTTGGTGCTGTCGTCCTCGAGAACGCCGACCGCCCGGCCCACGATCCGCATCTGATCGGTAGTCAGTCCCGACTTGCCGCTGAGTTTGTCGAGGGCCTTGCCGATTTCATCAACGCCGGAAGTTGCCGGCGATGCCCCTTTGGCAATTTCCTGAAAGGCGTCGAGGATCCCGCGCGCAGCGCCACGCGCGCCCAGGCCGAGGTAGCCGTAGCTGTAAGCAGCTTTGGACTCGATCTGCGAGAAGGTCGTGTTAACGATCTTCCCGATCTGGTCCATTTCGATGCCAAAGACGTTGCGCAGGTCCTGCACGCCTTTTTGGCCGCTGGTGGTATCAGCAGCAATATCGAAAAGCAGCTTGACGAGATTATCAGCCATAAAAAAGACGGTGGCCTTGGCGCCACCGTCGTGTCGTCGTTAGACGATTTCTGTTACCCCACCGCCAGCATCAGAGCCAGTGCCGGCCAGAGCCTTCATTAACTGAATGATTGGGTTCGGATCGTTAAGCCTGAGCGTAATCGCAGCCGCTATGTCCAGGTCCAGCGCCATCGTGCTATCGAGAATTCCCAGGCGCTGACTGGGCATCACTCCAAATTCACGACACGTGATCGCCAGAGCCAGGAGTTGTTTCCCCTCCATGCTCTTCGCGAAAGCCTTTGAGCGACTCGACGCTCACCAGTCCTCTCTCCGTTTCCACCGGCACGCCGGGACAACCTTTCTTCACCCAGTCAAGGAGAAAGAACAGATCGCCTGACGGCACGTGTGCCGGCTCAATTTCATTGGGCCCCTGCGCACCAATCTTGATGCGCGGTCGAATAACGGCCCATTGCACCACTTCGCGGATAAAGCTGGCCATCTCCCGCAGATTACCTGTGGTCTTACCCAGGGCCTGTGCCCGCTGTTCAAGTGGTGCACTTTCGAGTGCAATCTTGGTCAGAGTTTCCGGCAATACGCCAAACATTACCCACTCGAGTAGAGGCGGCCGGGTTACCAGCACTGTATGGCCGGATGGCAATGGCAGATCGAAGGTCAGCCCCTTGCGAATAGCTTCGGCGTGAAACTGCTCAACGCTGTTTGCGCCCCACTCCTCGCTGGTAGCGATTGGATCCGACCGGCCATTGCCTTGGCCGTTAACTTGTTCGGTCATAAATTTCCTATGTCTGTTTCCAGAAGGTCCACAGCTGATCGCCAGCGGTGCGACCCGACACGCCCTGGCCCATGAATTTGAAGGGCGAGAAGTTCGGCTGCTTGCGTTGAATGTCCATCACCAAACCGCCCGCCGAATAGGCGCTGTAAATTTGCAGCACGGCAAACTTGGTCGGGTCGGCAATGGTTGGGCCAATCATCGCCACTGGCATGGTGGTGAAAGTCAGCAGGCCGCCGGCGGTAATCTGATCGTAGGCCGGCGGACCTACGCCGGTCGAGTGCAGCGAGTTGGGCAGCAATTTGAGCAACTTCGCCATGTCAAGTAGTTCTGCAAAGTCGCCTTCCAGCTGGCAACTCTCTTTGGTAGGCGTATTGCGGAACGGGATTGGCGATTCGTCAACTTCAAAAGTGGCAACGTCCTGAGTGGCGGTGAATTTGGATCCCGCCTTGGTGGTGCCCAGCCAGAGCGCGTTGGCATTCTGGCCGGTGCTGGTGTCTGGCAGGCCGTTGATGTCGATCGGCAGTCGCGCGCCGGAAGCCGGCAGGTCGACGTTAATGAAAACCCTCGCCGGACCCTGCCAGATATTGGTATAGATCGGAGTTACTGATATTGGCATTTGCCTTCCCTCCCGAAATTAACGCTTATTTCTTGGCCGGCGCCTTGGCTTCAGCAGGCATACCCAAGCCGGTCATGCCCAACGCCTCGAGAAAAGGACCGCGATCAGCGGCAGGCACGTCGGTCATGCGGGTTGATTTGCCCTTGTAGTCGACGTAAGTGCGATCAGCCCAATATCTGAACTGCTCACTGTCCTCCTGCTCCGGTTCTTTCTCTTTGTCTTTGTCTGCCATGATTAGCCCTCCCTGAACTGTGCCGACAATGTCAATCCCAGCGTGTAAAGATAGGCGTTCGGCCCATCGCTGGCAATAGTCGGATAATCATGCACCAGCACATCAGTTTCCACGGCCGTGAAGTGGCCCGGCTTCATATTCCAGGTCAGGTCCGCATACGAAGCCGAGCGCCAAATCATATCGACCGCCCGCACATAACGCGTGGCATCAATCGTTAGCTGTTCCGGATCGCTGCCGGAAATGGCCAGCTCAACCGCCAGTCGATGCGTCTCCTCGATCGTGCCGCCATCATCACTGGTGGGCGGCGTGCTCTGCAGCGGCGCTACCACCACGGCCGGATAGGTAGCTACGCGATCGTCCCAAAAGACCGGATCGCGCCGGGCCAACAGCACCTTCTTGAACGGTGGTAGCGCCCGATCGGGTGACGACCAGGCCAGTGCGGCAGCCTGATCGCGAATTATTAGTTGCTGGGCCGTAACCACCAGCGGTTCAATGAACGAAGCGTCAAACCTTGGTATCCAGACTGCCGGCGCTGCTGGGAATCCCATCCATACTCCTGTTAACCCAAAGTAGCAGTCCGGAATCCTAATCTGGTAGCCAGTTGCTCACCCTCCTGAGCGGCAATCTGGCCAAACGAATCGATGTCTGCCGCGGTCAAATCAATCGGCGGCCGGGCCACCATGTAGCGCGTGCCAAACTGCATCAGCGCCGCGGTCGGATCGTTACTGCCAATCGTCAGGTGCTGCGGCTGCTCATCGTAGATTGCGCCAGGCGCTTCGCGACTGGTCAGGCTGCGCATCAGGTTGCCAAAGCGTTGCAGGATCGGCCGGCCTGGATAGTGCGTTTCTTTCCAGCGCGAGTAGCCAGCGGTTAACGGCGCCCAGGGCGTGGCCCGCCCCTGTGAGCGGAACTGTTCAGTCTCGATCGCATAAAAGCGCGCGGCAATGCGTGGCCACATGAAACGCAGATCGCCAAACTTCGCGGCCAGCTCATCAATCGCCGCGTTGAATTGTTCCACGCCATGCCAGGTAATCGAAATCACGTTAATGCTCCGGCTCGCAGTTCTGAGCCAATCACTCGCCAGCGCCGGTCCTTGGCCATTGGCGGCATGATACCGCCATCCACCACGCGGAAGTCGCGCGTGGGCAAATTGGGGTTGGTGATCTGAAAGCGGCGCAACTGGTTGAGCATGATGTCCTCAGTCACCGCCGGCTGATCTTCGATAAAAAGCATGAAGCGCGACGTATCGTCGATCACAAACGCTCTCAGGGTTGCATCATGCTTGGGTGAGCCGCCATGCCATCCGGAAGTCAGAGTCAGCAGCACCTGTGGACCATTGGCGTCGGTATAACCGATTAGCACCAGCGCACCCTGAATTCCAAAGCGCCGGTCCTTCTGCCATTTGAAAAATCGAATCCGGGCCACCATTACCTCGTCAGTTGTGCCAGCACCAGGTGCGTTCCCTGAGTATTGGCGATGTAGTCGATACCCAGTAATGCATTCATGGCGCTGTCGGCCTGGGCCATCAATTGCGCCGTCCGCTCTTTCCAGTTGACCTTATCGAGCGTGAAATTGCCGCCCAGGTCATCCGAGTCCTGAATGAGACGCGTGGGCGTAAGGGCAGGAATTAGAAACGCTGCGCAGAGGAAGATAGCCGCATTGCGTTTATTCAGGTCGGTGTCCGGATACGCCGGGTCCGGCGCCTGCGCCTCGATGATGGCGATGGCTCGATCCTTGTAAATCGGCAGTTCAATTAACGCATCGGGGCAGTTGTCGCTATCCAGCGAAGAGAGTATCGCTCCGCGGATCGCGTCATAGTCCACTGGATCGATTAGCGCCATGCCTCATCGTTTACACGCCCGTGCGCGTTACCTCACCCGGCGGCGGCGGCGGCACGATAGCCCCACGTGGCGCCGGAGCCTCGCTGGGTGCCTCCGCGACGGCCTCCTTGATCGCTTCCACGTCACTCTCGGAATACAGATCGGGATCCGGCTCACGGCCCAACGCGATTGCCTGGCCCGGCTGTGCCGCCGGATAGGCGCCGGCCAGCGCGTCAACCAGCAGCGGCTTCTTCGGGTTGTAGTCGTCGGCCTTGGCATCGGTGCTGCCTTTCGGTTCCGGCACTTCCACCAGCAAGCCGGCGCGCAGCAGTCCTTCGATCTCCGGCGTGCGAAAGACTTCATCCGGAGCTGAACCGCCGACAAAAGCTTCACCGCCAGGATGCCTGTCGTCACGCTCCCAAATAACCACTCGATCGTCCTTGCGATTCGACATCACCCAAATGGTTTCGTCGTCATGCGCGCCCTGGTCGCCCTTGGCGGCCGCCGTTGAAGCGTCCGCTTTGGTTTTGGACGCAGCCTGCTTTGTTGCCATTGTTCCTGCCTCCGATCGTTGTGGTTAAAAGTTTACCCGGTTTAGGCGTTGATGTTCAGCGTCTTGGAAGCGTTCGGATCGAAGATCGCGAAGCCTACCACTTCGGTCATGGTCAGCATCTGCGTCTGGTTCTCGATATAACGCTCTACCTCCGAAACATTGCCGCCGATCTCAGTCACCATCTCGAGCGTGAGCGAGCTGTCAAAAGTGACCAGCTTCAGCGCCGGCGCGTCCGAGGTGACGCCGAATCCCATCGCGCCATCAAAGCGCGCGCCCAAATTACGCAGGCTGCCAAAGGTGCCACTGGGAATCATCACCAGCGGTGTGCCGTTGACTGTGTTCACCGGCAACAGCAGCAGTTGCAGCATGGCTGCTTCCTGAGCCAGCACCACGTCCGCCGTGTAGGCGTTGGTGAAACGCATTTTGAAAGTCAGCCAGGCCTTCAGCGTGAGGGTGCCGGCAGTTGAACCGGAGTCCAACGCCGTCTGGTTCAAAACCGTGGCAGCGGTGTTGGCATTGCCATCGCCGTTGACAATCGTATTCAGACCCTGCGTGACTTTGTCGACTTCCGCCTGGAGCGCCATACGCTGCACGATGAAGCCAATGCGATCAACCCGCTGGCGGCGCAGCTGCTCGTAGGTAGCTCGCAACCCACGACCAAACTTGCTGATCTGCACCGTGTGCTCGCCAGTCACCAGCGTGGTGGTCGGGATACGCGCACCCTCCATCACTCTCTTGTAGCGATAGGCGTCGGTGTTGATGTCGTCCACGATGTAGAGCATCCGGTAATCCTGACCAGTGATCTGCGTGGTGCGAGCTACGATCGCGTCGAGCGGGATCGGCGGTACCAGCCGCTTGGCGCGGATGGTCGTATCGTCGAAATACTGGTTGGCCAGCGTGTTGATGGCCGCGTCACCGGACAGCAGAATGGCGCGTTGCTGGACCGGCATCTGCCGGGTCGAGCGCCAGACGCGCGCCGCCCATTCACACATCAGGGCGCGCTTCTCTCTGGTGTTGGTGGCCTCCTCGTAGGTGCTGGCCTGAACCCCCTGCGTGGCGAGGCCCTGGGTGCGAATGCCGGCCTCCATGAGCACGCG